TTTAAACTTAGATGACATAAAGTCATTACCTGATGTGCCAACTAAAACTATTGATATTCCACAATGGAATGTCTCTATCAAAGTAAAAGGCATATCTAAAAAAATGCAAATCGAATTAGGTCGATTAATCAATGGCGAACAAACAGACGCTTTTGATTATCAAAAAGCACTTCTAATAGCAAGTGTGGTAGAGCCTAAGTTAACCGAAGAATCAATAGATGAACTGTATGAAAAAGACGCAACAGTTATTGATTTAATATTTGCAGAACTTAATACACTTAACGGTGTAGGAAGCGAGATTGAGTCGGCACTAGCCGAAGATTTCAAAAGCTAACCCTGATTTAGTATTTCAATTCAGATTAGCTCGTGACCTAAGAATGACAGTTGGCGAATTGCGAACTAAAATGTCATCATTAGAGTATTCTCAATGGGCTACATACTACTATGTAGAACAACAAGAGAGGAACAAACAACGAGCTATGGCAGAAGCAGAAGCTAAGAAAAGGAAACAACGATAATGGGTAGTTCAAATATCCTAATTAAACTTGTCCTAGAAGGATTTACAAAAGCTAAAGCCCAAATGAATCACTTGGGCAAATCAACAGATGACTCATCAGGGAAATTAAATAAGTTTGGTACAGTAGCTAAAGTTGGTGCTATTGCCGTTGGTACAGTCCTTGTTAAAGCCTTAGCAAGTGCAACAAGAGAGTTCATAGAGTTCGAGGATAAACTCAACCAGTCTCTTGCCATAATGAAAACAACAGAAGAACAACAGATTGCTATGGGCAGGTCTGCTAGACAAGTTGCAATAGAGACTAGAGTAAGTGCTGATGAATCAGCAGAAGCGTTCTTCTTCCTAGCGTCAGCAGGTTTAGACGCTGAACAATCCATACAAGCATTACCACAGGTTGCAAAATTTGCTCAAGCAGGTATGTTTGATATGGCTCTTGCTACTGACTTAGCAACTGACTCTCAGTCTGCATTAGGACTAACAGTAAAAGACGCTCAACAAAACTTAGAAAACTTAACAAGAGTTACAGACGTACTTGTAAAAGCTAACACATTAGCAAACGCTTCTGTACAACAGTTCTCAGAAGCTCTTACAAACAAAGCAGGTGCTTCTCTTAAGGTTGCTAATAAATCTATTGAAGAAGGTGTAGCAGTCTTATCAGCTTTTGCAGATAGAGGTGTTAAAGGTGCAGAAGCAGGCGAGAAGTTAAACCAGTTACTTAGAGATATACCTAGAGCAACTGCAAAGAATAAAGAGGAGTTTGCAAAACTTAACCTACAAATGTTTGACTCAGAAGGCAAGTTGCTTAATGTTGCAGACTTAGTAGAGAACTTAGACTCAGTATTATCTCCAATGTCTGATGAACTTAAAGCAAGTACATTAGACCAGTTAGGTTTAAATCGTGGTGTAGCTGACGCAGTTAAAATATTATCAGGTGCAGGAAATCAAATAAGAGAGTATGAATCTGCTCTTAATGACGCAGGTGGTACAACTCAAGATGTTGCAGACAAACAAGTTACATCTTTACAAGGTCAGATAGATATATTATCTTCTAAATTTACAGAAGTTGGTTTAGTTCTAATAGATAGTCTTAAACCTGCTTTAGAAGGAACAATAGGTTTCTTTGATAAATTACTCTCAAGCATACTTAGTGTTATAGACCCACAGTCAGACTTCAACAAAAAGATTGAAGAAGGCAAACGTATTATGGAAGAACAAGGACTTGCAATTAAGAAGTCTGACCAAACATACGACAAATATACACAAACAGTAGAGGTAGCCGAAGCAACTAATCAAGACATCATTGATTCATATAAAGAGATGACAGACTCAATTAGATTCCAAGAAGCAATACAACGAGACTTAATTGCTAACACACACGAACTAGATAGAGAAACAGGTAACTTAAATAACACTAAAGAAGAATCAATAGAACTTACAGAAGAAGAAATAGAAGCAGAGAAGAAACTTACAAGAGATAGAGCAACGGCAGGATTAGACGCACTTAGAAGTCTGAATGACGCTTATCAAAACCTTAAAGATATAGAAGAAGATAGATTAGACCTAGTAGATAAAGAAGCTAAAGCGTTAACTAATCTTAATAAAGCAAATAAAGATTTAGAACAAGCTAACAATAAAGTTGAACAAGCTAAAGAAGATTTCAACAAAGTATCAGGGCTTGGTGCAAAAGTAACTAATGAAGAAGCCCTAGCGATTGCACGACAAAGAGAACAAATATCAGAACTTGAAAAAGTAGAAGAAAAGTCTGAGATACAGAAACTTCAACTTGCAGTTGCAAGAGAACGCCTAAATGAATTAATTGAACAATCTACTGCTATCTCAAGAGAAGAAGAACAAGCATTAAGAGATATTGAAAGAGCAGAAGAAGATGTCATTAAACAAACTGAGAAACTACAAGACGCTCAAAATGATTACAGGCAAGCAACAGAAGATTTAGCTAAAGCAACTGCTAACTCTACTGAGAACATCTTAGAAATGGCTCTAGCGAAGGCAGAGCTTGACTCAGCTTTAGAAGATTTAAAGTCAGCAGAGAAGTTTAAAGACGGTATAAATGAAATAGTTAGATTGATTGGTGGAGACTTAGACACCTTGACGAATCAATTTAATGCTTTATTTAATCTTGCAGGACGTGAAATTGGTAATCAAGGCTTACCACCAACAGAGAATAAAGTTATAGATGATATAGTCGAAGCAGTTGCAGAAGAAGATTTTGCACCAACAACACCTGCACCAACCAAAAAATTTGGTAGCTTAGGACAAGCAGGAGAACAATTTGTTGATAGGTTTGCAGAGTCAACTGGTGGTAGAGTTGGAACGAGTGCAGGTGGTACTATTATTACAGTCAATACTGGTAACTTACTAGGTACATCAGAAGATGTACAGTTAGCCGTAGCTGAAGCTCTTAAACAAGCACAACGTAAAGGTATTAATGTGGCTTTATAATGAGTGCCAATTTTGATTCCAATGTATCTTTAACTCTACAAGTTGCTTTTGATTCAGAGCCGTTTGATGAGTCACAATCATATACAGATATAACAACTTACCTTAGAGCTTTTACAACTAGACGAGGACGAGCTAACGAGATTGGAGAGTTCGTTGCAGGTACAATGAGCTTCTCAGTATCAAACGCTGACAATAGATTTAACCCTAACAATACTTCTAGTCCTTATTATGACTCAGGTAACGCAAGAACAAAGATACAACCACTTAAAAGAGTGCGTATGTCTGCTACTTATGATTCATCAACCTATGTTATTTATGAAGGTTTCTTACAATCTATTCCTGTAAAGTTTATCTCGGAAGGTGCTGACTCTATTGTTACCTTTACTTGTGCTGACGCATTCAAGATATTTCAGTCTGCACAGTTGGACGGTATTGGTTGGCGTTTAGGTCAAGCAGGTTTCTCAGAGTTAGGAAATTCCACAAGATTAAGTTATGATGACACGCAGGAATTATCTTCTGCAAGAGTTACAAGAATCTTAGACTCTATTGGTTTTCCAAGTAACAGACGAGATGTTCTTACTGGTACAAAACAAGTTATTGTGCAACCAATATCAACAAATGTTCTTACAGGATTAAGAGAATGTGAAGTAGCAGAGAATGGACAATTCTTTATTTCTAAAGACGGTAAAGCAACGTTTAGAAATAGAGATTACAAACTCTCTAATACAAAAGCAGTTAATGTTCAAGGTATATTCAGTAATGACGGTAGTAATTTACCATACACAAATGTCTCTACTTCCTTTGATGACAACGAGATTATCAATGTTTATGAGTGGCAGAGAAGTGGTGGTACGACACAATACAAAGCTGACGCTGATTCTGTACTGAGATACAGACCTAAAGAGAGTACAAAGACAACAATTAACATTAATGATTCTGATGTTTTATCAATTATTGAGCAGAAGATTGCTGAAACTTCCTTACCAATTTTAAGAATAGATACTTTATCTGTTAACCCTAGAGACAATACTTCTCTTTGGGAACAAGTTTTAGGACGAGAGTTCGGAGATAGAATATCTGTTAAGATAGTTAATGTTGACGGTAGTAGCTTTACTGATGAACTTTGGATAGAATCAATAACGCATACTGTAAACGCTAGTAATCAAAGTTGGGATTGGACTGCGACATTGAGTCCTGCAGGAAGCTCGGCTTGGATATTAGGACAAGCAAAACTTGGAGAAGGTACTAGGTTAGTTTATGCTTAGTAAAAAGGAGAATTTATAAATGGCAGGCTTTAAAGTTTGGACAACAGGAGACTTAGTAAACGCTTCTGATTTTAACTCATACCTACAAGAACAGGTTATAGGAAGATTTGCTAATGCGTCAGCAAGAGATTCAGCAATATCTTCTCCCGAAGAAGGTATGTTTGCATTCCTTCTCGACACAAATGTATTAACCTTCTACGATTCAAGCAGTTGGCAATCATTCATTGGAGAAGGAGATATAACTTCTATTGTTACTGCTTCTACATCAGGTTTATCAGGTGGAACAACAAGTGGTGTAGCCACATTATCAATCACACCTGCACAAGCAACATCAGGAACAGTAGCTTCAACAGACATAATATTATTTGGAGACGCAGACGATAGTAATAACCTTAAAAAAACAACAGTTGCAGATATTAATAACTTAGTATCAGCAGGTGTATCATTAGGTTTAGTATTGGCTTTGAGTTAAGAGAGGATAAAAAATGGCAGATACATTACATTCAGTACAAGGTGTATTAGGAACATCAGCAGGAGATATTGTTGACGCAGTTCCTTCATCTACAACTGAAACAGTCATAGGTATTTTAGTATCTAATGTAAATTCAAGTAGTGCTGATGTAACAATAGATTTAAGTGTTACAAAATCAGGTGGAACATTAAGACACATCTTAAACAATGTGAGCTTACCATTCGGTACAACTATTGAGATTACAACAAAGATAACATTAGAGACTGGCGATAAGCTACAAGGTTTATGTTCAAGTGCTTCTAGTGGAGAATACAACGTATCATTTCTTAGACAAACCTAAAGGATTAATATGTCCTACTTAGGTACACAACCAAATGATGTAAAAAAGAATATAGGTCTTTATACACCTAGTGAAATACTTCAATTAACTAAAGAGGGTAGTTGGGGTGGCTCATTAGAACTTATTGAAGAACAAACTGTTAGTGGTACACCTAGTTCAATAGATTTTATTAATTTAGCAAATAATCCTTATGATGTATATTTTATGACTGTTAATAGTTT